ATGAGCCATAGGAGAGTTTCCTAATCTAGGCTTAGGCTTTTGATCGTTTAGGCTTGCTACTTTACGACCTTTAACCACTTACTTTTTCCTTTTGATTCCTTTCTTACTCAAAAGAGCCTTATCTTGTGACTCAGCCATAGATACTAAGACTTGTTTTTCAAGATAATCATCCTTGTATTCATAACCGTAAGGCATTTCCTGAAAAGCAACATCGTTATCTAGATGTCGTGAATAAGATTCTTGAGGAACAGAATAATATGTGAAAGTCATTATCTACCTCGTGGTTGCCCTTTGGGAGGAACCCCTGATGGTGCTGAAGGTTTTCCTGGTTTTGAAACATGTCCCATAAATACCTCTGAATGGTTTTTGTTATTTAAATTAGAATGTATTGTATACCTACATAAAAATCAAGGTATATTGAAAATATTATGATGATTATAACGAGAAAATATATGGAATATATGTAGATTTAAACTTTACCATAAGGTATCTTTTTGCGAAAGATAATTTAGGTTGCGTTACAGAGGGGTTTGTTACGTAGGGTTTAGTTAAGCTAGGTCAAGGTTTGGTTTTTTTCATCCGTTGTGTTCAGTTCCGTAGAGTTCTGACGGGGTTAGTTGAGTCATGGTATTTTAAATTATAGGAGGAATCTATGTCATTTAAGAAAGCAATAGTGTCCATAAGAGGTGTTAGTCCATTAATATGGCATGCATTCAATGTAAATGCCATAAGCACTGAGAGAAAGGAAAAGACTGGTGTTGCAGGTAACAATCCTGAAGAATGGAGAGATACAGTTCTTTGCGATAGAGATGGAAGACTTTTTATCACTAAGAACTATATCTTTGGGTGCTTGAGAGCTGCTGCACAGCATACTAAAGTAGGAAAAGGGAATCTGAAATCTAAAGTAGGCGCTACTCTTCAAGTTCTTGGTTCCAATGACATTTATGTCTCTAATAGAAAGCTTCCTAAGCCTCTACAGGATCTTAAAGGTGATGAACTCTCTACTTCTCCTAAATCAGAAGTTTATCTTGATATCTGCTCTGTTGTTAATCCAAGCACTAAAGGCAGAAACATACGCTATAGAGTGGCTTCTAGCCCTGGATGGATCCTTGAGTTCGAAATAGGATGGGATACTACCATCGTTGGAGAAAAACACATGGAATCAGTGCTTAAAGATGCAGGAACCCTTATTGGTCTTGCTGATGGAAGAAGCATAGGAAATGGAAGGTTTGTGGTAGATTCGTGGAAGACTGAAAGCGTAGAAAGTTTATATGAATAGATGTTAAGACATGTTAAGTTCAGTCCCGTTGTGTTGAGGTAGATAAAGTTGAGTCAAGGCGTTTTTTAGAAACATATTTTATAATTCACAGGTAGGGTTCTGTTTAGTTGGGGTGGGATCTGTCAGTGTAAGTTGAGTCAAGGTTTATGTTCGAAAGAACTAAGTATAATTATTAACGGTGAGTATCGTTACGGTGTGTCATGTTTCGTTTGGTTAGGTTTAGTTAAAGATATTTATTTATTGCGTTGGGTTGGGTAAAGTTATGTTTTGTTCAGTAATGTTTTGTCAGGGTTTATGCTCGAAAGAGCTTTATAATTTTTGTTGTGTTGGGTAGGGTTGAGTAATGGTTTGTTTAGATAGGTTAAGTTGAGGTTTTTTTTATGACTGAATGGATTAGCGTTAAAGATACATTGCCACACGATGGTCAAAAATGTTTATTTTACACAAAAAGTGATTTTTACTTATGTCAAATAATTTCTGGAGTATTCAAAATAGGTAAATTTATATATATTCAAAATTCTGTTCCTGATTGTGGTTGCTCAGGAATTAATATAAAAGATGTAACTCATTGGATGTCATTGCCAGAATTTCCTAATGAATGAAATGAATTAACACATGCACAGTTTTCACATGTGTGAGAAATAACATTTAAGTATAGAAAATTTCCTGATATTTAACATATCTGCATTTTCAAATTAACACTGGAGTTGCCAAATGACTGAATGGATAAGCGTTACGGATAGATTGCCAGAGAAACGAGGAATTTATTGGGTATGTTATCAAATAAATGGAAGACTAAAAACTCATTATTCTCTGTGGGAAGAAAAATCTGGTAAATACAAAGGAACAAAATGGGGATGGAGATCTAGGGAACTTGTTAGAAGATCTAATATTATTTATTGGATGCCATTGCCTGCTCCACCAGATAGACTTATTGAATCTGACCTACAGGAGCTGCAATAGCCATTTCTCTTGCTGCATCAATCCTTTCTGAAGCAGATTCAGTTCTTTGAATATCAGAAAGCTCTTTAAGCATTTGTACCTTCAATGCAAGAGTATTAAGATCCATTCCCTCAAGCTCTTTCAAAGACTTAATGAAGTTAAGCTCTGCGGCTGTTTTTTCTTGTTCAGCTTTAGCTATGCGTTCAGCATCTAGAGACTGATCAAGGTGAATCTTATTCATACGCTCCATAGCAAGTGCTTCATCAGATCTCGCCTTAGCTTCTATTCCTTCAGCAAGTAACTGCTGTTGTTGCATCTGCATTTGAGATTGCTGATCCAACATCTGATTTTCTTGTTCTGCTTGTGCATCCAAGATATCGGTGAGTTCCTGCTTACGTGTAATGTTGCTTGCTTTGATGATGAGGCTATCAGGTATATTGAAGCCCATTTGCTTAAGTGTAAGAAGCTGAGTAAACTGTTCTTGTCTTTGGGTATCTGTTTCAAGACCCTGCTCAACAACAACATCATAGCGAGAAAATACACCTGAGTAAAATTCTTGGGGAACTTCTTTTTTAGTAATAAGTTTGACTTTTTCAGGTGTATAGTTTTTCTGAATCAACTCCAGAACTTTCTTTCCTAAAAGCTTCTGACTTTCAGCTAGGCTGTCAAACACGTTTCTAAGGCTTACAAGACCTGCTGCTTGTCTCATCTTAGAAAGTATTGCTGCCGTCTCAACTTTCTCATTGTCCGGCATTCCAAGCATTTCTGGGTTGATTCCAAGGATATTGGGTATATCTTTCTCAAAGGCATCCATTAAAGCAAATTGCCCATCAGGTATACTAGGAGGCTCAATTCTTCGGAGATCGGTATCAATATTAGCTTCTGGCTTAACAAAAAGAACTTGTCCTTGACCATTCTTGTAAAGCGATGCATTATTCGTCACTGCTCCAGTTTTTGCTATCCATCCTGAGTTAAGCTGAGAGTCTAAAATGTCCACCATCTTAGATCTTCTCTTATTCAATTCGGTCTGTGGATCACGTATGAATCGGACAAGTGATTGTAGCTTCCATGTGTAAAGATCATAAGAAGGCTCGTAGCATACCCAGATAGGTACAAATGGATAGTTATCTAGGCCATATGGATCTTTTCCATAATACATGAGCTCGCCTTCAACGATGATGCCTAATTCCACTGTACGCACAGGCTTCTTGATAACTTTTAGGGTTGGTTCTATTGAAAGTATCTGCTTTAAACGTTCTCTAGAGCCATTCCATGTAGTAGTTTCACCAGACTGCATGTCTACAATAACGTCTTTTGTTTCCCATTTAGGCTTCCAATATTCGGTGTAGTTAAGTAGCTTTTGCATTCCCCACTGCCTTGCAAATGGCATGTAGGTGAATTTGTCATCCCTAGAACCCCATGGAAGGGCATTTATTTCTTCTTCTTTATCAGGTAACAGCGAAATAACTTCAGTACGAGATAAGTATTTTCTCCTAGCAATAAAGCCACAGTCTGATAGATCACGTTCATAAAAAAATGGATCCCAAATTACAGAGTTCCAATGATCAAGATGAAACCTAACATCTCCAGATATTGGATCATCTCGGTAATCTATGTAAGGAGATATCCAGCTAATTCCAGTTATGCAAGCATCCTTAAAGGCAAGTGACAGTGTTTCATATCCGCCATTCCTACTCATGATATATTGACCAACGTCAGAAAGCGTGTCTGCTGTTTGTGAGGAAGCATCTTCTATGGGAGTATATATAGTGGACATGCGATTAGAGCGCTGGATACCTTCAATCAGGTTAACCATTCGTCTAATCATGTTGTAGGTAAAGCTGGATCTACGTTGGTTGTTTAGATAGGCTAGCTCTTCTAGAGACCATTGATTACCAAGATAATATGATTGGTCACGATAGGCTTCAGCATAGAAGGTGTTGAGCATTTGATATGCTCTCTCATATTCTTCTCCGAAACTTTTAATCAGATCCTGATGATCTTGTAGACGTGGGTTAACTACTTTTTTGCCGTAATCGTTGATAAAGTCTTTTGCATCATCTGAGTAATCTGACATGGGATTTGCCATAAAGTGCCTCTAGTGGAAATATTAGGCATTGTAGGACACAAACAAGATATAGGTAAACTTTAATGTTTATCGGATAGCCATTTTAGGTTGCGGTCTCTTTGCTGACATTCCTTTTTGCAATATTTCTGCCTTATAGATTTGGAAATGTATTTTTCGCCACAAAATTCACATTCTTTCAGGTCTGGCTTTGCAATCATTTTTGCATGGTGATTTTTGTATTGCATATCCTTGTTGTATTTTATGGAACACAATAAGTTACAATACTTTATGTTTTTTGCTGTCTTGAGAAATTTCTTCCCACAGCACTTACAAATGGAATCGTATGCCATAATGTGATGATATCTAGTCACTCGGTATTCTTATCAATCCTTGCCCACATTTATAGCAAAACTCATCATCAGACTTTTTCGTATCCAGAAATGTTCTTAAGCAATTTGGACAGACGTATCTATATTCTCTAGTGCAAAAAGAGGTGATGATGGGTTTCTTCTCTTTTACCATTTTACTTTTTTCCAAAAGGGATGGCTTTTTTAAGAACCTGAGCACCTTTTTTTGCTTCATTGAATTCTTTTTTCTCAGAAGCTATCTCTTTCTTATAATGCTTAGCGTCTTTTTCTAGCTTATGGACACATTCTTTAGCTATCTTCTTGTGACTCATATTATGCTCCGGGTAGGCCTGAAACAGATATGTCAGGGCTTACGTTTGTTGAAGGTGTTTGTTGTTCATCTATCACATCAGTTGCAGTTCCTTGAGTATGAACCAAATGAATTGATGTAGTGCATGAATGGAACAATAATGGCGCAATTATGGCGCAAATATAGAGTAGTAACATAGCCAATATCCTAATGAAAGAATTGAAAAAGTTGCACTGAATCCAACCAGGAAATTTTCGATCATAAAACCTCTGAAACCCCTTTAAAGATACCTACGATAATGCCTATTAGGAAACAAATCAAGAAGCTATATGTACAAATAGCAGCAGGAACAACAAAGAGCCAGAAAGTTTGTTTTGACATGTTAATTGCTTGGGTTAGGTTTTGGTATTTGAGTTGGCGCTCCCCTAGGCCTAGGAAATAGACTTGGATCTGGTCTATACTTAGGCGGGGGAGTTATTGGAATAAATACAGTAACGGCCACTAGTTAATCTCCTGAGCTCGAGTCTACGGAATCTGCGCTTAATGGAGATGGCGATTGGGGACTGGTTCCCGGACTATGATCGCACTTTACGTTTATAGCTACGCTATGAGTAACCTCTACATGATGAACTACAGGCATAGG